ATCATTAGGGGCAGTCCAAACGATTTAATAAGGAGATAGTCAAAATGACAAGCTTAAAGAAAGTGATTGTAAATGTCTTGCCTTATGATGATTATGCAACAGTGAGAGAGATTTATGGTCGTAGACAGAAAATTCACCACCTTGGTATTAAGACTAGTAAAAAGCGTAACTATCCTTTCGTAATTCTTAAGCAGGATTTGCCGCCTTATACCACAATTGTTATAAGGCTGGACAAGTTAGGACTTGATGAGGTGCGACAGTGCGCAACATATGATTATTATTTTGAGGAGTAAACATAATGTTGATTGATGTTAAAGACCCTAGAATTGCATTACTTACTACATATTATAGTAACGGTCATAAACGTGCTGTAGTACAGGTTAAGCTTGCTAAGCATAAGAAACGTATTTATAGCCTTTGGGTGTTTAAGGATAAGTTTGACGATGAAGTTGTAAGACTTCGTTGCAATTGGACTGAACAGGATAGTAAGCACCGTATTGACTTTAGAATCCCTTTGAGAGATTTCGTTGAGGTAAGTTAAATGTTCATACTTTATGAGAGGACAACGATACATAGGGTAATCCCGATTGCAGTAACCACAGATACCACTCCAAGAGATTTGTTTAGGGATTTGAAGCGTTACCGTTCTAAGCGTGACGAACCTTATTATGAACTGTTCTTAGTTAATAAAAAAGGAAGCAAGTTTATTTGTTCAGCGCACGGGGAAAGTCACATTGATGCTTATATTGCAATCGTTAAGAAATATTATGATGGGAAGTGGAAATAATGAAAGTAAAAGTACGAGATATTGGTATGTTATATCAACTTATGGATAACTATTGTCAACGAACTAACGAATGTAAAGATTGTTGTTACGATGGACTGTGCTTCAAATTCGATACGATAGAATTAATTGTAGATGATGACGAATACAGAGAATTTGTAAGAAAGGTTTATTATGATCGTTATGTTTAGTCTCAGTAAAGTTGTAATTGGTGGACATAGTACACCTTCACAATTGTGGGCATTATGGGTGGATACAGACTTTGGGGCTATTCCGGTTAAAGTAGGCACATTTAAGGAATGTTGGCAAGAGAGAATGAACAGATACAACAGGGAGAGAGGTGTTTACGTTGGTTGAAGCATTCATATATGCATTAGCAGGTGCATTTCTTGGTATAACAGTGACATTAGTATGTAATGTAATAGCTATGGTTATTAATACGTGAGGTGTGATATGGAATTCAAAGAATGGGAAGCTAAATATAACGAAATGTTATACCTTATATGTGAATTAAAGGCAATTTGTCCTTGTAATTTCAAACGTTATAATTGTGGAGACTGTAAACTACTTAAAAAATGCAAAGTGGTCACTACCTTAACTTCTGTATTGACGATAGCGAAAGAATTGAAGTAACTAATGTGAGGTACGTTATGAACAGTAAAGAATGGTTAGAAAATTACAATCGCGTAAAGGAAAACGATTGAAGAACTTAACGCTACTTGTTGTCGAGATGATAATCGAATTGTTTGCTCAAAACGTTATCGTTCTAAGCGTGACGAACCTTATTATGTGAGGTGAACTTATGAAACCAACAGAATGGAAAGACAAATATAAACAAGCAAAGGATTTAATATATGAACTTTCGATATTTTGTCCATATCCACTTCGCGACAATTATCATACTCATTGCAACGAATGTGACTTGTATAAGGATTGTTCGATTGTAAATGTATTGGTTACAATAATGGATTTGAAGCACAAACTTAATGATATGTAACGGCAACAGCCATTACATAATGCTGTGAGTTGATGGGCACAGGGAAGAAAGTAACCCATCACCATAGTGCAGATAGCACTAATATTTTTATGGTTACTTAGAAAGGAGTAACAACAATGGCAAAACTTATCACTCGCACGTTCATCACGACCAAGGTTAAGTATTCGTTCATCGAAGCAGACGAAGCAGGGAGTCCCCACGCTAAGGTTGCAGATGTTGTTCTTACTGGTGATTTCACCAAGGAAACGGCAACCAAGGCTCTGACCAAGGAACTGGGATTCACTCCGGTTGTCCTTAATGTTGAAACCGTCGAGGAAATTCGTGGTATGGATGTTAAGGCTTTTTACGAGAACTCCGTTACAGTTGAGCGTCCTGCAAGTCAGAAGAAAACCGAAGCTTAATCAAACTGTAACAAACACAAACTTAACATTTAAAAGGAGAATTTATTATGTCTGATATCGCTCTGTACAATCCTAATGACAACGTTGTTAATTCCATCTGCACTTTCACCGCCAAGACCCCTGCCGAGACGGCTAAGTTTTACAACATCGTGAGCAATCCTGAAAAGCGTTTGCAGGATATGGTGAATATGACCATCGAGGTTTGCGATTCCTACGCCGAGATTGTCGAAGTTAAGAATGAGTTGACCGGAGAGATGGATAAAGCACCTCGCGTTATTCTTATTGATAAGGACGGTCATTCTTACGTATCCGTGTCTAAGGGCATTTACAATGCAATTACTCGCCTGTACGGTCTGTTCGGTATGAAGCATTGGGATACTCCCATTCCGCTGAAGGTTGGTCAGGTTAGTAAGGGTAGCAACCGAATTCTGACTCTGACCATCGATGAGAAATTCTACAAGTAATCTAACTTATACAGGCGCGTGGCTAGTCTGATTAACCATAGCAAATGAACAATACTATTCAGGATAAGATGGATAGCGCGCCTTTAGAAAGCTGGTGAATATTATGGCTGACTTTAAATTATCTAAAGAACAAAGGAGAGAGCTTAACAAAGCCCTCTCCAATTTTCGTACAACAGAGAACCGAGCGCGTAAGTTATTAGGAAAAGAATTTACTTCATCTGTTTTACCAAGGAAGATTGGAGAAATCTTAAAGCCGCCGAAGTACATTTCAAATGGTGAAGAACGGATAGGAATAGCTAAGTTTAAACCCGGTTCTACCGAAGAACTGAATACGTTAATAGATTATTACAAATCTTATAATGTGGAAAGTTTCCGTAAAGACACACAAGCAGCAGAATCATTTAATGTTAATAAAGGAGACGCGATGCTTTACGAAACCATTCGTGGGGAGTTTAAAGCAAAGGTTAATGTTGACTTAGCAACGAATGAACAGTTTAAAGCAATGGAAGTAATGCAAGCGCAAGCAGGGTTAATTAGACGAAGCGACATACCAATTCAGCCAGCACATCTTAAAGAACAAAGCTTAAAGGTTAGACAAGAAATCAATGCATTAGAATCCAGAGATAAGGACAGATTTAGAGAAACATTGGCAACACAATTGTCCTACGGAACGGCAGGTCGAGAGTTGCAATTGGATGGAATATACATAGATAATTATATCAAGACATCTAAACGCAACAATACTTATAGTGGAAGCACAAGGAAGATGTTAGCAGCGATGACGCACGACCAACTTCAGGCTTTTGCTAATGACGAAGATAGAATCAAACAAAGGTACACAGACGATGGGACTATTACGCCAAGCACTTCGGAAGAGATTATAGATTTTATGGAGACCCTCGGTTTACATTGGAATTCAGATTCCGGTTCTTGGACTTAATTATAGGGAGTAAACATTATGTTACCTACATATAGTTGGGATTTTGAAACATTGACACAATCCCCAACTCGTGTGTGGGCTTGGTCGCAGGTTGGCGTCTTTAACTATTCAGATATTACCACAGGAAATAGTATCGAAAGTTTTATAAACGAAATATCACGACACACTTGTAAGGGGTTCTTCCACAACCTAAAGTTCGATGGAGAATTCATAATAAGCTACTTATTGAAGAATGGTTTCACACACGTTCTAAGTTCAAGGAAAATGCAGCCAAAAACGTTCAACATTCTTATGTCTGATATGGGGCAACTATACAAGATTATTATTTGTTTTCATAAAACTGTCAGAGTAGAAATAAACGATAGCTTGAAGTTGCTACCCTTTAAAGTGGAAAAGATTGCCAAGGATTTCGACCTAGAGTTAGATGGCAAGAAGATTCGCAAACTGGAGATAGATTATAAGGCTTACCGTGAGGAAGGTCACATTCTTACAGACGATGAAAAGGAATACGTGGTTTATGATACCCTAATTATGGCAATGGCACTTAATTATATGCTAAAGCGAGGTATGAGTAAGCTGACGATTGGCTCGAACGCTTTGTATAACTACAAAACGACCTTGAAGCACAAAACTGACTTTAAGGAATTGTTTCCACTTATGTCGCAGACACAAGACGCTTTTATCCGTAAGGCTTACAAAGGTGGGTTTGTTTACTGTTCACCAAAGTTTAAAGGTAAAATCTTAAAAGAGGGAATTGTGCTAGATGTGAATTCGTTGTACCCTTCCCAAATGAGAGCGCATGCAAATCCATATCCAGTAGGCAGACCTGTTTATTACAAAGGCGATTATAAACCGGACGAAGAAATGCCGTTGTATGTGCAGCATTTCTATGCAGAGTTTAGGGTTAAGAAAAATTATTTACCTACTATTCAGGTCAAGAATAACTTCTCTGGGTTTAGTCCGACTGACTATCTTGAATCAAGCAGGGGAGAATTGGTGGAACTAACCCTAACTAGCGTTGACCTTAAATTGTTTTTTGACCACTACGAGGTGACAACGTATAGACCGATAGACGGTATGAAATTTCACCAAAGAATAGGCTTATTTGATGAATACATCGACCATTGGAATCAGGAGAAAATGGACGCAGCAAAAGACCACAACCCTAGCAAACGTGCCTTGGCTAAGCTGATGAATAACAATTTATACGGTAAGTTTGGAACAAACACGGATGGAACAGGAAAGTACCCTGTATTAGAGGACGGCGTTGTACACTATAGACGTGGCGAAAGAACGCTTCGCAATCCTGTTTATATTCCGGTCGCCTGTTTCGTAACAGCATATGCAAGAAACGTTACTATAAGGTCGGCACAAGCTGTTTATGATAGGTTTGCTTATGCTGATACAGATTCTCTACACTTAATAGGACTAAACGAACCAGAGGGACTATGGGTAGACCCTTACGAATTAGGTGCTTGGAAACACGAATCTACATTTATAAAAGCTAAATTCCTTAGAGCAAAGACATATATAGAATACGGCTGTGATGGAACGGAAATCAAAGAAGATGAACTAGAACTTAAGGTAACTTGTGCAGGTATGCCCAAAGCTTGTCACAGTCAGGTTACGTTTGATAATTTTAAGGTAGGTGCAGTTTACACTGGTAAGCTTGTGCCTAAACACGTTGAGGGCGGTATAGTGTTGGAAGACACTACTTTCCAAATTACTTGAGGTAATTAAAATGACGGATAAAGACATTACTTATCTTATTCACGACCACCTTACGACTTACTCATTAATGATGAACGAACATATTAAATCAAAATTTTATGAGCGGGCATTAACGGACTTAGCGATTTGTAAGGAATTATTAATTATGCTTAAATATATTAAAGAGCACGAGGTGAAGGACAATGCTTCTATCAAATAACGAACGTTTGCTCTTCTGGTCTATAACTGGCAATATTACTATTACCCAAGGTTGGGTTTACTCTGGTGGCGGTAACCACAATGGTATTGACCTACGCGCTAATTACGTGCCTGTATTTCCCTGTGAACCGGGCGTGGTTAGCCGAGTGCAGTATTGGGATGGTAAGACTAAGTCGCCTAAATCTATGCAATCGTATGGTAATATGATTGAAATTACACACGAAGATTATAATGGGAAAACGCTTATCACTAGATATGCACACTTGTCCAAGATTTATGTTAAGTGGGGAGACACAGTAAATTATGGAAAAGTTATCGGTGTTTCAGGTGAAACGGGTAACGCTTATGGTGCGCATCTGCACTTAGAGGTTATCTGGAATGGTAGACGCACGAACCCTTTGCTTTGGCTCGGTCCGGATTATACTTGCGCGACTGCTGCTTGCAGAGCTAACCTTTTCAAAACACATAGAGGAGGTAAGTTTGGTCACAGTGTGGCGTGGATAGGTCAGAGAGGTTTGTTAAGGAATGTGCCTACTTTAACAGCCGACAGGTTTGCTTACAAATTTAAGGACAGGGATTACAAAGCAAACTTTACGAATCAATACAAAACAAATCAGAACATTAGTTTCAAATTGTTAAGGTATTCAGATATGGACGTAATAAGAGAATACTTGAATAAATAAAAGAAACCCCTACGGGATTAACCGTAGGGGTTTTGTTATCCAAGAATTGTTATGTCTGCCAAAAGTGCGAAATGGTCACTTGTAATTCTGTCGCCTTTTCTTACCATTTCAATTGCGAAATTACTAGACGTAATAATATTGTCAGTAGGTTCATCGCTAAATTGATATGTATTGAATTCACCAAAGTCACCACAGTTTGCGCAGTTAAAGCCAGCTTTTTTGTAATCATCATACTCATTGGCTGTGTGAGCGTTAAAGTCGCCAGTGCAGATAAAGTTGTCCAAAGTTTTTAAAAACTTTATAAGAAAACCTCGCTGATCTTTCCTAGCAACAATGCTGTTAGGGTCTAAATGAACATTTACAACGTTAAATATAACACCATTCTTTTCAGCCACTAAGTGCATAAACTGTCTACGGTTTGCGGGGTCGTCGGTTTCAAATAGTTTTACATTTGAACTTATAATATTAACGTTCATAGCCACAGCTTCTAGCAGCATTCCCGACATTGTTTTTGCGAATACTTTGTTAAATAAAGCTGAACGGGTATCAATGTCAGCTTTGTCCGTAAAGTATGGGCAAAATTCTTGAATACCAGCAACGTCGGGAGAGTATTTGCGATAAGCAGAAACCCATTCCGTCAGTTTGGTTGCATAATCATTTTCATTATATCCAGTTTCACTTCCACCCCCAAACGCTCCAATGTTATGAGACATAACTGTAATTTGTGCATTCTTGTAGTAGTCTGAAGTATAACCTGCCTTTTCACTAACTTTTATTCCAAATGGCGCGCCTGCAATATCAACTGCACTTCCAGCTTCATTTTTAACGAGAAAACGAAGATACCCGTCAAATCCTGAAATATCATATACCGTGTTAGCGGCAGTAAAATCAAGATAAGTTCCCATAAACGTTTTGTCATTGTCATATGCAGCTAGCGAAACATTATAGCCAATTGGGCTTGTGATAATCAGTCTAGAATCCCCCCAGATTTTCACAAGCGAACTTAAAGCTCTAGTATTTGAATATTGATTTACAACTTCTTCACCCGTATCGTTATCATAAGATGCATTTTTCCACCAAATGCCGCCAGTTTCAATAACGTTTTCTCGTGCAAAAATTTTGAAGTCTATATCTTTAAGTGTTAAGTTTATATCACCAATGTTAAATGCCCCATCCTGTACAGTGTTTTTAACAAGGAAAGATAATTTGCTGGCGGAACTTCTTGTGAATATGGTATACTTTGCATCGTAGTTAAATTCTTCATAAACTTTCCCATCGTATGTTAAACTTTGTGCATAAACTTGGTAGCCATTTGATACTGATACTTCGTACACGTGGCCAATTATAACGGGGACGTTGACAAGGCTAAGTCTGGTGTTGGAATAAGTTGTTGACCCATCAGAATTTAACGTTTTATAACTCCAACCATCATTTATATATTCAGTTCCAGTTCTCCAAAATGTATAATTTGCTAAGACAATAGAGACGTCATTAATTGAGAAATAATTACCATCGTCTCTAGCGACCGTAATGATATAACTAGCGTTATCTTCAAAAACGTAGAAAGTAAAATTGCCGTTTTCCCAATTGGAATTATAGATTAAATTGCCTTTACTATCAAATACCCACAATTTTACACTTAATAAATTAGCACTTACCTTTTTATTAACTACTTTATAAAAACCTTTGGAAATAGGCGTTTTCTCAGACGTCCTTATTGCAAACTCACTATCAGTTTTTGCGTAAGGGGATTTATTGGAGTATGTACCCTGTTCCCATTTGCTTATGTCCCTGTTTAAAACTTCACCTGTTTCAGAATAAACATTATCAATTCCAACATTCGCTGTCTTTATATCGTCACCAGCAGACTTAGCGTCAGCGGCTGCACCAGATATAGACAAACTCTTATCTACTATCACAGCACTACCTGTTGGCGTGACATTTTGATTTAGCCAATTAGTAGTAGTGGTTTGAAGGTCAACTGTATGACTAATAACTCGACCAAGTTCTCCTGTCACGCTCATATGCTCTATTTTTTTAGCAACGGCATCGGATAGTTTTTTAGAGCCATCAACGGTTTCCAAATATTCGTTTGCTGCTTCTTCTACTTTTCCAGTTTCCTTGACAATCTTTACCAACGAACCATCATTATTCATACTGTCAATCTTCTTGGACGTCGCTGAATACAAGTTATCGTTGCCCTGATTGGTACTAAAATAAGCGTTGATGGCAGGTGTAATAGCGCGACTACTTGCGATTGCATCAGCAAGTGTTCCGTCAACGTACATTTGTTGTAACTTATTATCAATATCTTTTTGAACATCGAGATTGTCGAACCACATATTAACCCACGTCTGTAACTGGTTATAAGCGGTAACTGTATCCTTGGAAAGTTGAGTTACCTCACTGTAACCTTTAAGAGTTGCATTGTAGCACTGCACAAGGAACGCAATAATTTCATAATCAGATGCACCTTGCACATAGGTGGTTAAATCGAACTTGCCATAAATAGGTTGATACCGACCTATCGCCGGAAAATCTGGAACAGATGGGGAGAAATCGGCTGGATTAGGTTTATTCGCCATAAATATCACCTCTTAAGCCTGCTGAACGTCAGCGGAAACAATCATATCCTCGGCAGTAAGTGCAGCCTTAATAACGTAAGTACCCTGTTCATCATCCCAAGTTGCGGTAACCTGTGTACCGGCAACACTAACTTTGAAAGTATCACCATACTTGTGGGGAACAAGGATAGCCAAAACATCATCAGTAGCAGACGTAACAGCAGTGGAGTTAATCAAACCCTGAATATGAACAGAATCATTCAGGGTAAAGCTGGTGTCTTTCTTAACGGAAACTTTGGTGTTCAAAATACCAATAATCATATGATAACCCTCCTTAGAATATACTCATAAAGCACGTTTCAAGTGCATCTATGACTTCCATATCAATATTGTTAATAGCTTCTTGATACTCTCTGTACAAAGAAGCATTGGAACGACTAGCGACACCTTTGTGCGTTCTAGTCAAGTTGCGTTCACCAGAGCTATTTCCGCTTGAATTGCTTGCAGTGTGTGCAGTGCTGGATGTATTTCCTTTACTCTTGCTTGCATTGCTTGCGTAAGTGTTAGCTTCGATTTCGTTCTCAACATTGAGTAACTGCCCTGGAGTATCGGACTGAACTCCCAAACTGTAACTATTCCCGCTAGAGTTAGCATCGCTTGTCCCATTGCTACTTGTATTGAGTTTGTTTTCTTCTGCTATCACCTCTGTGAAATCAGAGCCGGTGTTAAATTCCCAGTTTTTTGCGAGTGCTTCGTACATAAGGCACTTAACCGGCATAATCTCATTCATTGTGTTGTTAAGGTAAAGTTTCCAGCGGTCAGGTGCTGTGTGACAAATTTCCCTGTAACGATAATGATTAATTATTTTTTGGTTAAGTTTGTTTCGCCAAGATTCATCTGCAAAAGATGGGATTGGATAGGATTCCAAACCTATGTCGAAGTTGGTGTTAAGCAGAGTGTTTAACTCTATCGTATATTTAGCCATCTTACCACCACCTTATTTAAGCTTAAACAAGAAGCTGAACACGAACACATCACCGTCAACAATGTTATAGTTGGGAGAACCTGAACTCTGATTGCTAATGTGAACAGCGGTTTTCACTGCACTAGTTCCATTGTGATCTTCAATACTAAGGGTATCCGTAATCTTCAATGCAGCGGGAACTTGATTAAGGCAAATGCTAACCTGAGGATTGCAAACGTTAGGTGCAAAGAACCTAAATGGAGTGATGCCAGAACCACCGGCGATAGCTTTGTTTTCGTCGAACTCTACAGCCAAATGTACTTCCATAGTTTCATTGATTGTATCAGCGATACCATAAGCCAAGTGACATTTAACGTCACCTTCGATGAACTCAAAACCTTCAAGTGTTTTAATATTCATATAATTACCTCAACTTATATTAAGTATTGGTTGTGTCGGGATTCCTAAGAGAACCAGAACCGGATGCAGTTCCCTTGCGCACAGTACCACTAGAAATGGTCTGGACAGCAGAGGATTCAGAAACGGACGTTGCATAGAACGGGTAAGCAACATCGAGGTCAGCACGCAGGTCAACGGTGATTTCATAACCAGACAATTCACTCATTAACTTAGCAGCTTCTTTGCGAGGTGTAAGTAAGATATTTGCCATACTGTTAGCTTCACGTTCATATTGTTCAACTTCCGATGTTACGAAGCGTTCACGTTTATCTTGATTCGCCTTAGCAATGCCAAGCATCATCAAGTATTCATTATAAATGCTCAACTTCATATCCTGCAACTGTGCAGCAACGAAAGGTGCATCTGTACGAAGCACTCTAACACTGTTAGGGTCAAGTGTATTCTTGTTGCCGAAGATAACTGGGTCATTGCCATTGTATTTCTTATAAATGTTCTGCATCGTTACAAGCTGTTTATCGTCGGTGAGAACAAGAATAGGTGTCTTTTGAGCTTTAATGTTTACATTTCGGCTAACATCAATATCCCAAAGAGATTCTGCGTAACGGGAAGTAGTGACAATAGTGGGGAACATATCCCAAGTATTTTTAATAAGAACGCAGTCATTAAGGTCATAAGCATCGAAGTTCTTCACGGGACTAATGGGTCTAATGCGAGTAGGGTCATTATATACATTCACGCCCTCACGCATACCCTGCAAAGCTAACCAACCCATAGAATCATCGTAGAAGAATACAGCCGAGCCAAAGTAGAAAAGACAATCTTCAAGATATCTTTCAGATACTGTTTCAGGTAAGCCTTTCCATTCAAACATTGTGGTAGCTAAACCTTTGAGACGATACCAGTAGTCCATATAGGATTGGTCGTTTTTGTGCAGGCTGGGCAGTTCAGAATCGTAATTATACAAGTATTCACCCCCTTAGATAGGAACATAGTTCCTAGGATTGACAAGCGTTCCGTTTGCTGTGACTTCCAAATGTAAGTGTATTCCTGTACTGTTTCCGGTCGTACCTGCCGTGGAAAGTTGCGTTCCTTTTGTTAATTCTTGTCCAACACTAAAGTTAGGTACTGTTGCCAAATGTGCATAACGTGTAGTGTATGTAACACCATCTGTTGCACCGTGGTTTATGAGAATCATATTGCCCCAACTTTGGTTACCCGTAATTGTATGACCATCCCAAGCCTGAACTGCGACTACAGTTCCTTGCTGGACAGCGTAAACTGGAATACCAGCAACTTTATTGGTACTCATATCAATACCGCGGTGTCCATCAACGCCAAATTCCTGTGTCACCGTATAAGAGCCAGCGGGTAACGGGCAGATATTATTGGCAAGGTTAAACTCCGTAGAACCCCCGGGAGTAGGTGGAGTTGGTGTCGACCCTTTATTCAAAAGCAAGGGTAAACATTCGTGGTCGAAGTTTGTGTTGAGTAAGATGCCATTTGTAAAGTATTCGGGGTTTAGCGTTTTTATTGTATCAATCGAAACCCCTGTTTGCTTTGAAATGTATTCAAGTTTCCTAAACCACGTTGACGCAGGGTAACAATTCACTGCTGTATACACAGTATCACCGCTGGCAATAGCCTGTTTTATTTCATTCCAGTTTGCCATAGCTTAACCTCACAACGTGTTATCCTGTGAATAGTCACCAAAGGTTTTTGCGTAATCCCAAAAAGTGACACCATTCTTAAACGCGCGACGAATTTCAGAGAAATCTTCATCCGGGAAGTTACCACTTGCTTTTAAAACTGTGACCTTAATATATGTCCAGCATTTTCGTGCGTGAAGATTGGGAACGCCAAACGTATTCTGTGCATAACCGTACATAGTAAGGTAGTTATCGTAAAGACGTGCAAGCTGTTCTGGCGGTGTATTAAACCCAAATAGGGTTTCTGTTGCTTTCCCCACTATATAACCATTGCTGGTAGACACACCGCCTGTTGCTGGTGCATTATAGCTTTCAGAAATTGCCTGAAGTTGTTGCGTTATTTCATCGTAACCGCCTAAGTAACTTTGTGCTTCTACCAAGCTTCTTGCTGTGCTGCCAACACCACCTGCTGCTGCGCCTAGTTTTAATCCAAACAAGTTAGTTAGAACACTAAAACCAGAACTCAAAGTGTCCGCAACGCTTGATACAGCACCTACACTTTGATACTGTTGTTGCCTTTCTATGTACATAGCGTTAGACGAACTGTGTAAGTTATAATCATTCTGATACTGATTATAAGCCCACGTGCCATCAGGGTACTTAACTGTCAATGATAATTCACTGTTCTTGTATTCGTGAATACTTTGATGTTTATGGTAGCCATAGTTACCTACTATATACATTAGTGAACCTGATAATGTATCGACAGCCCTTGTTATGTTGATAGTGTTACCGCTGCAAAATTCCGGATTAAATTTGATGCTTTGTCCCATACAAATAATAAATGCTGTTAGGAATGCGCCGGAAAGCAATTTTTTATTAACTGGTGTATAGCCATCTATAGTGTCCGGATGTTTGTTTATTGTTATTGTCTGAACTTCTTCTAATCCGCCTGTTGGTAAGTTTCGTATGCCAACTACAGCAGTAGCCAACCCATTCTCTACGAATTTGTTAAGACTTGCACTGATAGCGTTAGTGTCACCAACGGGAACTGTTGGGTAAGCCCCCGTATATACACTTTGCACGGTTGAGCCGCCAAGTGGATTCCCATTGTTGTCACAGGTTGAAAGAATACTGTATTCCTTAATACTATCATCGTTGGTCGTCATAGTGCATATGCAGGGTGTAGCAGGCGTAAATGGCTCAGGCACAATATTATCCCCAGCAACGTCTGTCGTGCTGTGCTGCCGTTCAATAAAGCTTTGGTAATATGTAATATCGAAGAACCAACTCTGAATGGCATCTGTCGAACAATACAACCTAGTGCTACTATTACTTGCCCATTCCACTCTGTCAATGAATGCATAAAACCACTTGTTAGTGAAGTTAGCATTCTGATACATAATGTAATTGTAGTTATAAAACGACTCAACATTACCATTCACAGTGATGGTATTGTCTTTTTTGATAAAGTTAAAGTCGTTAATCTGGCGAACTACTTTTCCAAGGAAATAGTTTGTTTGCGTTGCTACGTCAGGAAACCAAAGAGTATCTGTATACCCAGATTCCAAAGGTACGTTAAGCAACCTGAGGTTTGTGCTTGGTGTAAACATAACATTCTCCTTTAGTTAATAACCCCACCCACTTACAACTCCATTTAGAGCCTTCCCACGTTATTAACTGTTAAGCAGTTACGAAAGCGCAAGCATTAGCAAACGGACTGTAAGCCATAGTCTCCCAATGGTGCAGGAAGTAGTTGCGCGATAGAGTGCTGGCGTTATACGGAGTGTTCGCAATCTTAAACATATTGTCGTGAGTGCGAACAGCGGTAATGTCCATAAGGATAGCCAGAGTTTTGCTGGACTTCTCGCCAGAACCGAAGCTGTCAACCACAATCTGACGCCCCATAAACTCGGTCTTGTCCATATTGAACGCCTTAGCCAAAACATCAACGTCAGTGGCTGCTGCGACATCGGCACGCATAACGATAGCCATACGTTCCGGAGTAGTCCAAGTAATAAGGTCAGTGGGATTAGCCACGCCAGCAGCGGTCGCCATCTGCTTATACTTATTATAGGCGGACGAGGGGAACTGGAACTGCAAGAACTTGGTTTTGGCAGCCTTAATCAGGTCACGGCTATTCTGCTCGGTATCAACGCCAGCAACGGTTTCAGTCAAAACATTGCCGTCGTCAACCGCAGTTGCCATCAGGTTAGTCATCAGATGATACTCGTCAATATTGTCACCATTGGTCAGGGTGTTCAACAGCATCTGCAAAAACTCATTAAAGTCGCCCTCGCTTACGAAAGCACCTTTAAGAGTTTCATCGTAAACGGTCAGGGGGTATTTGTCCTGACGATTACGGCGATAGTAAACGGTCTTAACGTCCGGTTTGTGTGCGGTCAGAACGTCAGACATAGCCGAGCGGTCATAGGGGGTAGCCACGGCAGGGTTAGCAATGCTGTCCTGCACGTCAGTACCGAACGGAACTTGTCGACCTTTCAAAATCTGCAAGGGATTCTGGAAAATGCTGTTATGGCATTCCTGAAACAGGATACGGTTGACCAGCGTATCCACAAACTCATTCATAAAGGGCTGATAATTAAGGATTGCGCCACCAGTAGCCTGCAAATCGGTAGTACGTTCCATCAAAGGAACGACACCCGCCAGCATAGGCGAGTTCTGGATGGTAGCGTTTACAATTTTCTGAACGTTACTCATAATAGAACCTCTTTCTTTAATAAATTAGTCTGCCTTTATCGTTATAAAGAGCATCAATAGAATAATCTTCCTCTTTGACTTTAGGCGCAGGAACGTTAGCAGACCCCACGTCAACTTTGAGGAACAAAGCCATATTGTCTTTCTTAAGCTTTTCATTAGCTTGCGTAAGACTATCGACCTGCTGTTTATAATCGTCAATAGTTTTCATAGCTTCAGCATAATCAGTGTTGATATCTGCCATTGCATTAGAAGCTGCACCTTGGTCGGACAAATTGCTAAGCACCTGTGCAGTAAGGTCTTTCAACGCTTGTGCATCACGCATTGTTAATTATCCTTTCCGTTAAGTTTTTCTAGGAACGGGGTCACAATTTTTACCAAATCAGGGTTAAGGTTGCCAATGTTTTCGAGAATGGAGATGGATTCCATTACAATGACTGCAATACACAGAGTAATTGCAATTGGAACGGAAAACCCAAGGTCTACATATTTCTGTGCAAAATCAATCAACCAACCAAACGCCATAACAGCAAGAGTTCCGGTTTTCTTAAACAAACCATCTCTGAACTTAGTGCTGTTTACGTCCCGATTTTTAACTGCTTGCAACAAACCTGTGACAACGTCCATACCCATAAAAGCTAAGGCAAGTTCATACTCCACCATTTATTCACCACCTTTCACGATAAATTAACAAGTCTAGACATTTCAAACCAAGCATTCTTCGTGTTAATATCATTAAAGTATAAGCAACCTTGAGCTTGCGCGGATTGCATTAGCTTGAAATGTCCACCTGACTTAAAGGCTTTCGCCAAAAGGTAGTTAGGTTTTTGGTCGTCCGTGGTGAAACAATATGTGTAAGCAGATGGTGGATTAAGAGTACTATCAATCCAAATCTTACCTTTCTTTAAGCTACACCATACACTGTACGTCTTTCCATTCCAATACATAAGGAACTTTAAGGTAGATTGCGGGTCACGTTTCTCTAGGAAGCTAGAGTCGTCGTACCAATACACATTGTTGATAGAATAATCTTCGTAAGTTGTACCAGCGATTATAGAACCGAACCTAGATTGTTTACGTTTTTCCTGTACTTCCTCATCTCTCCAAGTGTGAAGAAGAATGTCCGTTGAACCGTCTGGATTTTTTATCTTCTGAAATTCCTGTCCGTTCGGTCTGATACCAAACTTCAAGAAGTATGGATTAGATTGAGACGTAGCATTTGAAAGGAACAAAACCGGCACGTCTCTATCACGGGCAATCGTGACATATAGCTCAAGGAATCTATCCACTTCATTAGGTAAGTAACGTTGTCCTCTATTAACCAGAAACTCGTCAAACACTATAAGTTTCACGTTGGGGTAGGGAACAGACTTAACCTGTCCAGCAGTCGTTGAAAGTGTGAAGAAATTAACTATACGTTTCTTGTCAATTGTTCCCGGATTTATTTTAGTGTTAATCTTACTGCCCTCAAGATAACCGTGAGCGAGCAAATCATCAAACAGGTGTTCCTGTGTTTGCTTCATCTCTGGCCTGTACCTTCGGACATATGCAAACTCAAATGGTTCATCATCGGAAGCCTTAGCCCACTTATCGCAACAATATGTAAGTGTATTAAAGGTCTTGCCAACTGAGCGTGCACCAACTACGAAGTTGAACAGGCAGTTATGCGAAAGAGTTATTCGCGGGTCATACCACATCAAAACCCTCCATCTTTAACTGTGCACAGTCATCTACGTCTTGAGCAACGTGAATGTTACCGAGTAGTGTGTGTGCAATTCTAAGGTCGCACTTCTGTTCATACTCCCACATCGTCTTGGATTCGTTGTAATCGTCAAGGAAATGTTTTGCATCTATAAATATACGATGTTCTCCTACAAATACGAATCCATCCCGCAACTCACAGGGAGCAACCCATTTCTTTAGGTACTTCTTGGTGCGCTGTCTAAACTTCTTTGCTTTTGCATCGTCAAACATAACGATATTCCTTTCTTAAGATTAATACTTTGGTGGGACGTAAAGGGTTCGAACCTTTACTTAATGACTTATGAGGTCACGGCTTTACCGTTAAGCTAACGCCCCTTATGAAAGGGAAAGATACCATCGCTGCATAGTCGTCACAACAGTCTTGGCTAACTACGCTCATCACGCCCGACAATGTTAGCTTAGCAAGTATACGAACGAATAATATATCTCTCCCAATAATTACAGTATAGCATAGCTTGTCCTATTAAGTCAATACATTTCGTATAATATACACATTGTATAAATAACGTAGGTACGTTAAACAACAAATATCCATATTCAGGGGGACATTTGTCCATAAATGGTTACAAAATTGTAACTGTTAAAAATTTAACAAAGCAGGGGTATCTTTTCCAGATTTGGAAATTGTTACATTATCACAGGTATAGGCAACCGAAGGACACCCACCCTACCCAAACA